TCAAAGGTGTCGAGTCTTTAGAAAAGCAACAACTTGCACCAATCGCATATAGGGAGGCTGTCGCTAAAGCCGACAAGGGCGTAGCAGATGCCATAATAGCGCAGGCCACAGCCACCAACGCACCAGATAAAGCGAAGGCCGATGCAGACAAAGCGAAGGCCGATGCTGAATCGGCCAGGATTAAAGCCCTATATCAAGAAAGAACAGAAATCGCAGGGCTTAATAAAACCAATTGGGATATTAAAAATCTGGACAGCCAGATTAGAGACCGTTCTGCTAAGTTAAACCTTGATAGACTCTCAATGGAGGCAACGGTTGCTGAAAAATTGTCTAGTATTCAAGCGCGGTTGACAGAGATTCCAGAGGGCGCGAGAAAACTTATAAACGAATCAGCAACAGCCGCAGCAGGATCAAAGCAATCTGCGACTCAATACAATGATCTTGCAAACCGCATTTTAAGTGCAGAGGGCGGCAAGGGCTCACTGACAACCGCATCAGAATGGTTTGCCAAAGCAATCGGCAATCAAGACGCCTGGACGCAAATTCGCAATGAATATACTCGGGTCAGAAACTCCGTGGCAATTAAGGCTTTGCCGCCCGGCGTTGCAACCGATAAGGATATTGAGCTCGCATTAAAGGGCATTCCTCCTGAAAATGCCAATTCCGCAACGCTCGCATCGTTCTTGCGTGGTTCGGCAAAACTTCAAGACATCGACAGTTCTATAAACAACGCCAAAACAGATTGGCTTTCTCAGAATAATGGGCTGCTCACCAGGGCAAAAGGGACGTTCATTGCCGGAGACTACGCCACAAAGCCCGGCGAGACATTCAACGATTTTGCTCAGCGAATCGTGGGCGATGTATCAAAGCGATACGCACCACAACAAGCGCCGAGCTTAGTCGATCAGATTCCCACAGATCGCAACCCAAACCCTAAACCACCGGCACAGGTTGACGTTCGGTCAAGGGCTGATGCAATCCTAAGGGGGCAATAAATGGCCACCGCTGACGAATACGCCGCTTGGATTGTCAATAACTCCGCTAAGCGTGGCACCCCTGAATTTGACACGGTGGCGCAGGCGTATCAACTTGCGAAGTCTGATGAAAATACGGCAGTCACTCAACAACAGGTTGCACCGCCACCGCAGCAGCCAGGCATAGGCGATAAGCTTGTGGGTGCTGGTGAAACTGCACTGACTCTGGCAACCGGCGCGACAGGCGGCGCTTTGGGCATGGTCGGCGGCGTAGTTAAAGGCTTAACCGAGCAGATACTATCCGGAGAGTTCGGCACCCCGCAGGCAGCAAAAGAGGTCGAAAGGTCTGCAATGCGAGGTTCTCAAGCCCTGACATATCAACCACGAACGCAGGCCGGTCAAGAGCAGGTGCAGGCCGTTGGCGAATTTCTAGGCGCGGTTGTTCCCCCGGTCCTGCCCATGATTGGGGCCCCTGGCGCGATCTTGCAGTCTGTGCGCAGCGCAGCCCCTGTTGCTCGGGCTACCGCCCAACGTGGTGCAGCAGCCGCACAGCAAGCTGCCACTGCTACAGGACAAGCCATCGCCAGGCCCGTACAAGCGGCCACTACGGCAGTGCGCGAGACGTTTGGCATGGAGACGCCAACACCAGCAGCCGGAGCGCGAGCATCAGGCGTCGCAGCGGCCACCCCACAGGCTTTGCAGCGAGTTACCACGGCAGAGGGCTTACGCGTCCCCGTGACCCTGACCAAAGGCGCAGCAGAGCGCGAGCCAGGGCAACTTGCGTTTGAAAAAGAGCAGATGAAGGGAGAGTTCGGAGCCCCGTTGCGGAATCGTGCCGAGGAAAACAATCTTCAGATTCTGCAAAATTTTGATGCGGCAATTGACGCAACTGGGGCGCAAGCAGCATTTGCTGGTCCTACAGCCATAGGAAGCTCTGTAGTCAACTCTCTCGGCAGTGGCTATCAGGCGGCAAAGAATAAAACAAACGTGGCTTATACGACCGCCAAAAAGTCCCCAGAGTCACAGGCCGCCGTAGATATAAACACGGTTGTTACTATTGGTCGTGGAGATCAGGAAATAACCGATTCTCTAATTGGTTATATCAATGGAAAAATAACGGGTGTGCCTTCGTCAGCGGTTCCAGATACAGCCCGAAAGCTGCTCACAAAAATGGACCTTGCTGAAATAGATGATTCTGGCAATTTAATTGCAAAGCCAGCAACCGTTGGAAAGCTGGAAGAATTCAGAAAAGAACTCAGCGGGACGGCAAAGTTTGATGATGCGGTTGGGCTTCGACAAGAAACCATTTTGAAGAAGCTAATCGATGCGCAAACGGAACCCGTTTCTGGGCCTCTTTACAAGGAAGCCAGGGCGCTTCGTACCGAACAGGCTCGGAAGTTTGAAAATCGAGCAATTGTTGCTCGCCTGATTAAAAATCGTAAGGGGATGCAAGACCCGCAAGTTGCAGTGGATCAAGTTTTTCAGCGGTCCATTCTTGGCGGGTCTCCAGAGGAGATTACTTTTTTAAAGCGAGTCCTACTCACCAGTGGAAAGGATGGGCAGCAGGCATTCAAGGAACTACAAGCCGCAACTGTGCAGCATATCCGAGATCAATCGACGAGCGGAGTAGGCACCGACAGTTCAGGGCGTCCATTGGTATCACCTGCCAAATTAAATCAAATCGTTTCACAGCTTGATAAAAATGGTCGTTTGGATGTAATTTTTGGCAAGCAGGAAGCCGCAAGAATGCGTGATTTAAACGAGGTTGTTAAATATGTGACCACAGTTCCCCCTGGCACTTTAATCAACAGCTCAGGAACGGCTGGAACGCTTCTGGCAGCGATAACAGAGGCAGGTCTAACAGGAGTTGCTACCGGCCTTCCATTGCCTGTTTATGCGGGCATTAAGCAGATTGCAAAAATGCGTAAAGAAGGGCGAACCAAAGCGAAAATTATTGATGCCCTAAACGCGTTGCCTGCGCAGCCTTGAGAACGAATTTGACCAGGAGAACCAATAAATGTCAGCTCTATCCGTAGAACCTCCATACTCGGCATTCGCAGAGGCCGATGGCCAGCCGCTGGAGGATGGTTACATCTGGATCGGAACCGTCAATCTGAACCCAGTCACCAACCCGATTGCGGCCTACTGGGATTCTGCTCTGACGATTTCTGCGGTCCAGCCAATCCGTACCAGCGGCGGTTATGCGGTCTATCAGGGAACCCCGAGCCGGATCTATGCAGCAAGCGATTACTCGATCCAAGTCCAAAACAAAAACGGAACGGTGGTCTATACCTCGCTGAATGGCAATGCCTTTGGTGGTGGCTCTGTAGTAACGAACGCCACAGGGAACGGTGTGCAGACAATTTTTCCGGTCTCATCTTTCCCAGTTGCAATTTACATTAGCGGCGTTTATCAGAATCAAAACACCTACACCTTCGCAAATGGGAGCGTGACATTTACCCAGGCACCGCCATTTAACTCCATCATCGAATTTGTATTCTGAGGATCTGACCATGTTAAAAGCAATTTCAACCATCACGAATGCACTCGGTGCTTTGAACTACAAAGGCACGTGGAACGCCTCGAGCAACACTCCGACCCTGGCTGATGGCACAGGGGCGAAGGGCGACTACTACGTGACCAGCACCGCCGGAACGCAGACCTTCGGTGGTTTGCAATTATTTTTCGGAATAGGTGATTGGATCGTCTATAACGGCGCGGTTTGGCAGCGGGTCGAGGGCGGCTCTGATGGTAACTTTTCCAATGTGACCATGACATCAACCGATGCCGGTGCAGCCGCCGCGCCATTGCTTGACCTCTACCGAGATTCAGCCACTCCAGCAGCCTCTGACACATTAGGCGAGATTGAATTTAATGGCGAGGACTCGGCAGGAAACAAACAACAGTACGCGGTGATTCATGGCTCGATTCTTAGTCCTACATCAACCGCTGAAACAGGCCAGATTCATTTCGAGACTGCAACGGCTGGCGCATCAACCGAGAAAATGATTATCGGCTCGAGCAATCTTGTCATTAACGATATCGGCGCTGTGTTTAACGTGCGAATTGAAGGCGACACCGATGCAAACTTATTCTTCACTGATGCCACGAATGATCGTATTGGCGTTGGAACAATAACGCCGACTGTTAAATTTGAAGTAAATGGCGCGGCTAAAGCCTCATCTTTAAGTGTGACCGGAACAAGTACGGTAGCGGCAGTTAATGCGAGTGGGACCATCACTGGCAGTCTCAGCACAAACGGCTTGTACGCGGGCCTCATCGTTACAAACGGCAACGTCGGAACTGCGGCATATGCTGAAGTTAAGGTTGGCAATGGCAATGGCAATGACGTTTCTGGACTTCGCGCTATTGGAAGCGCTTATACAACAAGCAATTATGATGAACAAGATTCAACTGTTCTTATAGCTTACCGCCAAAATTTAAATTTAGTTGCAGAAAACAACAAAGATATTCAGTTATGGGCTGGAACATCTAAGGTTGCTAAGTTTGCTTTTGGCGGCATAGTAACCATGGGCGCATATGGTGCTGGGACTGCAACATTCTCCGCTGCTGGCGTCATTTCTTCTGTGTCTGATGAAACATGGAAAACCAAAGACGGAATCCCAACTAACCCCGATGCAATGCTACAAAAATTGGCACCGGGATATTGGTATTACAACGACGAGAAAAAAGAAACCTTCGGCGCGGATCGTCAGCTAGGCTTCTACGCGCAAAACGTGAATGCGGCTATCGGTCCAGAGGCGGCACCAGAGCCGGAAGAAGGCAAACCGTGGGGCTACTACGACAGATCGGTGCTTGCGGTCACGGTTATGTCATTGCAAAAAGCCTTATCAACCATTGAATTATTGACTGCCAGAATCGTTGCGTTGGAAAATAAATAAACAGTAGCATGTCTAAGGATTAAAAATGTCTCTCACTAAAGTTACTTCAACGATGATGAATGGGCAGTTTTTGAATGCCCAGGATTTTGGCGCTACTGGCGATGGAGTTACTGACGATACAGCGGCGCTAAATGCCGCTTATGCTGCGGCTGGCGCGGCTCAAGTTGGGTTATATATCAATTCTGGTACATACCTATTTACATCGCAGTTAGTGTGGAATTTAGGAATCGGCGTAAGAGGAGAACCGGAACTAACCACGCTTCTCAAGCGCGGCAACTTTGACGGTGTAAAAATTACCACGTCTGCCGTTTATGATGGTTTTCGTATTAATGGCGATACTGGCAACGGTGGCAGTGGATTGCTTGTTCAGGACACTAGTTACAACACAATACAAAACTTATTTTTATTTAACCATGCCGGCGCCGGTCTGTTGTTCAGAACTACTGGGGCCACTGCCGGATCATTTCAAAATAGATTCCGAAATATCATATCTACTACCAACGGGACAGATGGCGTCAAGATAGATGACAGCGTAGGCGGAGCGCAGAACATAAATTCTTTTGAGAATATCAGTTGTGTATCAAATACTGGCATGGGGTTTAAGCAGCAAGGCAATGCAAACAACGGCTATATGTACGGGCAGAATATCAACTGCGAACAAAACGCTGGCGGCGGGATGTTGCTTGAAGGAATTGGCAGTTGTTTTGTAAATCTGTACTTAGAATCAAATACCGGATTCGACTTAAAACTTTCTGATACCTCCATCAGAAACTTTATTCAGCTCAATTCGTCAACGATTACATATGAAGATTATGGCGCTAACAATGTAATCATAGACGTAGGATTGTCCAGTTCATTCAACGTGGGAAACACTTTTAGACGTTCGCCAAGAATCAATAACGCTGCTGGCCGAGAGCTAAACATTTCTGCCGGAGCAGGAGGCCCCGGTCCAGGACAGTCTGGCGGCGCGCTTTCTTTGCTTGGTGGTGGTGCTGGAGGCACAAACGGCGGTGGAGGAGTTGTAAATATAAACGGTGGAGAAAAAACAGGGTCAGGTTCACGCGGCTCGATCTTGATGCAAACTGGTGACGATGGAACGATTATTGTTGGCGGGGTTAATGGATTAGTTTCCGGTGGTGTTTCTTGTAGTTTTGACATGGTCAGCACCACCCGCGTGCCATGCTTTCCTCGTTTGACAACAGTTCAAAAAAACGCGCTTACCGGCACGAACGGAATGATGTTGTATGACTCAACCTTAAACAAGATGCAAATCTTTGAGGCTGGTGCGTGGGTCAGTATTGTTTAACATAGTCTATTTTTAATTGGAGATCCAAATGGGTTTGGAAAAAGTTGCGATTATTGATCGAATCGCCGCAGTAGTTGCGGAATACAAAGCAGCCACCGCTGTGAAAGGAATCTGAAATGTCCACCAATTCACAAATTGCATTTGCCCCACTTGGCGAAACCGCAGTCGTACCGGCGGCAGCGGTTGCACCTGCTGGAGTTCAAGCGCTTGTTAATGCTCGCCTCGATGCGCAGGGTACAGGCCAGTATCGAATTATCAATGACAGCGTCTATACGGTGTTTCTGGGCGTTGGAACGACTGCGGCATCTGCTACTGCAAACGCTGTTGCTCCGGTCTCAGGAAACCCGAGCCCAGCGATCGTGCTGGTGCCTGGGGCAGTTGAGGTTTTGCGCTTTGCTCGTACCTCTTATTTTAGTGGTCTGGCCTCCGCAGCGGCGACTGTCTACATCGTCCCAGGCGAGGGTATGTGATAAATGGCAACCGCATCAGAACTAGATGTTCGGGTAAGTTCGCATGAGGCGGGGTGCGAACTGCGAGCTTGGCTATTACCACCTTGCGTTCAAGTGCGGTGATGCGGTCGCCTTTCATGTTCCAGTCCCTTTCGTCTGTTCAACCTCAATCCGGCGATAAGTCACGCACCTGCGCGCCTCGATGCCTTCGACCTGCCGCCAGAGGGTGCAGCGCCATTCTGATCGTTGCAGCGTTATCTTGTCCGTCGCCGTGATGCGCTGCCAGATTGCCGCGCAGGCGACCACGATGAGGAATAGCACGACGGCTAGTAGCGTGGATTCGATGACGGCCTTCATTTCCTCCCCTTCGCAATCTGCATAGTCTCGACCACGCCCCAAAGTTCGCGATTCCAAGGGTTCATCCGCGCATCGGCATGAGCAATCCCTCTGCCCCGCCGCCTAGAATCCATGCGCCCTCTAAGCCATTCGGCGCAATTTCCCATCCTTGAATCAGCGCAAGGTATCGGCGCGCAAAGTGTTCTCCGCCGATTTCAATGCTGGATCGGTAATCCTCCTGCGTTTTGCCGCCGCCGCATTCGTCGCATTTGTACCTGCGGTCGTCCGGGTCCTTGCCGGTTCCGGCGCAGCATTCACAAGGTATAGGTGCTGGCATCGTCGTTTTAGGCACAGCGAACCATTCCTTCGGCGCGGTCGTTTTGTTCCACAGCAACATGCAATTAGGTGCGCCAGGACTGTCAGTAACTTCCGCAATCGCAGGGGCGCGCACCATGATGTGACCGTTGGATGCCCATGTAAAACCATAGCGAGTCCACGGCTTGTGAAGATAAAAACGGGTTTCATCTTCGTCCGCGCAAAAGCGTTTAATTTCGTCTATGTTCACAGCGCCTCCCATGCCCGTTGCATCATTTCTCCCCAGTCAGCACGAATATATTCCTCGCCGTTTCCGCGCACATCGGGCAGCGGATAGCTTTAAGAACCTTTGCCATCGGACCCATCTGCATCGGCGTATAGGCGGCAATCCACTTGTGCGAGCACTTGCCGCACCTGACGCGGAACGGCTTGCGCTCGTCGATCTTGTCGATCAGGTCGTCTGGCAGGTCGGCGCTCATCCCAGTTCCTTGATCTTCGCGGCAGCCATCAACTTCCAAGCGCAGGCTCCCTCTCCCGCATGCACCCGCCATCCCGGCAGCAGTGTGGGCAGAGGCAGCGGGTTCCGCAGGGTAGGTCAGTTGGCGTCACCGTCACGCGCCCGTCGATAACCGCCGTCTTGCCGCTCGGCCATTCTTCCATCGTGGCGGCAGGCTCTACGTAGCAGCCATTCCCGTGGATCACTACGCCATTTGCGTCTGCCGTCGCGCCGCACGCCTTGCACTCGTACTCTGGAGTGGACATCGCAGCAAGCGCATCATTCGCGATGCCAACCAGTCGCTTCTCAGTCGCATGCCACAGCGCGTAGTCGCATGGTTGCTGGCCTTTGCGTATCTCTTTGAGCGCTGTCGCCAACGTATCCTGCTTCAGTGTTTCGCCGTCATCCTCGTACACGAGGTCGCAGAGCCGTGCGTGATCCGCCGTGGCGAGCAGGTATTTCTCCTTGTACTCGTCGCGCTGACTTATCAGCGCCGCATCCTCACGTATTTCAGGCAACGGCTGCATCTTGCGCATCATATCGGCGGAGAACTTCCATTCGTCGCGCTGGCGTTCGGCTTCCTCTCTCGCGGTCACGGCATCCTCGAAACTGGATTGCAGTTCTGCAAACTCAGGGAAAGAGACATACCCGCCGCCCGAGTCTATGACCATGCAGCCTGTAGTAGTTGGCTGAAACCTGCGTGGCGTGTCGCTGGCGGTCATGATCCCGCCTTGGCGCGCAGGGCGGCACACTTGCACAGCGGCGTGGACGTGGCCTGCGGGTCCAGCGTGCGATAGTCACCAACAGCATTGTGCAGATGCTGGATGCGGTGCCTATCCCCGTTCCTTCTGTATTCGATCAGCCACGCCACCGGCTCACCCTCACCCTCAGGCTCGGACAGGGCGGCGCGGAGGGCTGCGATAAATTCATCAAAATGATGCCCAGTTCCGCATGTGTCATCATCGTATTTAACCAACGCCCTCGCGGCGGCACGCAGGTCAGTCATTTCGTCACCTCCGGCATTTGTGGTATCGGCAGCAGGCCGGGGCGGTGGAACTGTTTCCACTTGCGTTTCATGCCAACAGCGATGCGCGCCAGTTTCATCCCGCCGTAACCTTCGCCGTAGTGTTCCTCGATATCTTCACGCACCATCGTGTACATCCATCCGTTGCATTCGGCCATCAGCCAATCACGCGCAACTTTGCAATGCGCGCATGTTTTGCTGACTTGAAAATCGCCTTCAAAAACGCCGGATTCGTAGGTGTATTTCTCGCATGGTTGAATCGCCCTGCGGCACTCTGAACATTTGTGTTCCTTTCGAGCGGTCCGCGTTTCGTCCGTGAACATCTGCCAGTAGCCGTCGCAGTCCTGAATCATGCACATATCACTCTCCTTCCGCGTCGAGCGCGAGCAGTGCTGCATCAATCATCTGACGCGGATCAGCCTGCGCAAACAGTTCCGCCTGCAACTGCCTGCGCCGTGCCTCGTAAAACGCCAGCCCTGCGATTGCCGAGTCCCGCTGGTCGGTTAGCACGTAGATGTGCTCGTCCACCTTTGCGATCTGCTTTCGTTTGAGCCATGCGGTTAGCATGCCCATTCTCCAATCTGTATTGCATGCGCCTTGAGTGCCGGAGCTTGCTGTAATAGTTTCTTCATCCGATCCGACCCTTCTTCGGTATTGCGCAAGTCACGCATCGCAAGCCCCGCCGCAATGGCCTCTTGAATTGACAGCCTGCGCCTGACATGAACAGCATTCATTTTTGTCACCCACTCGCCTAGCGTTGAGTCTCCAACGCCTTCCAGCATGCGCCGTGCCGTTTCCTCTGCGCCGGTAGTTCGCATTAGCATTACTGAGGCGTGCCACACGGGTCCGCCGAATCCTGACTCTATTCATTCGTAACCGCTGTTGATCGTCATCACAAGCGAGCCACCAGTAATGCGGTGCGCGAATCGCGGATGCGCTGTCTCCGTTGCGAAGTAGCACGGGAAACGCAATGCGGTCATCTGATAGTCAGTCATCTCACCCTCCCACATTAAAAATGTAATCCGCCCCAACCAGCCCCGCGAACAGGCACAGCAGCACGCCAAGAGCAGCGGCTATCATCCATGCCATCGCCCAGGCTTGCTGCCAGTTGTCCTGCGTGACTTCGGCTCGGTGCCACTTTGCGAACGCTTGCATGTGTCTGAGTATCATTTGACCGGCCTCGTAAAGTAGTTGCAAATGTCCCGCGCCGTGCTGACTCCGCATTGAAACTTGCCGGCAAGGTATTGATACCCGCGAACATATGGCAAGTATTCACGGCGCATTTCTTGGACCTGCGCATCGGTCAGCCTTGCGCGTGCGTGCGATTCTCCGAACGGAGCGCCACCGCGATGCGTGTTGCCGTAACGAGCCATGATTAAGCGGCCTCCGGTTCGTCACCAGCGGCAGCGAATAATCCGCCCTGCTCCGATTTCGCCATGCTGAGATTGCGGCAGGCTTGCTCGTAGTAGCTGCGCTTCAATTCTGCCCCTAGAAACTTGCGGCCCATCTGCAAGGCAATGAATCCCTCGCTACCGATGCCGGTGAACGGGCTGAATACCAAGTCGCCAGGATTTGACCACATGCGCATTGCGCGGCGGATAACTTCCAATTGCAGCGGGCAAATGTGCCGCTCGTCGTTATGCTCGCGTGCTGAGCGGAATTGCAGCGTGTCCGATGGGTTGATATCCATCCAGACCGGGCTGGCGATCTTCTGCCACTCCTGCACCGGGAAAGTCTCGTTCGTGTGCGTGACGCGCTGCGGGTTGTCCCCAGGCTTGCGCATGGTCACGAGGTAATCAGGCACGCCCTGCCGCGACATGCAGGAATCCTTTTTCAGTTGCTTATGCAGCAGCCCGAGAGCCTTGGTGCGCTGCATCGCCGTTACCGGGTCTTTCCAGATGCATACTTCCGAATGGTATAACCAGCCCTCTGCCTGATGCGCCCGAATCAGATCCCCGCGAAAGTCACGAATGCCGATATGGCCGTGGTGTGTTTTCGTGGTCGGCATGTTCATGCAGTGAAAGCTGGTCAGGCGTCCCGGCTTCGTGGCACGGTAAATCTCACGGATCAGAAAGCGGTACTGCTCGAAAAATTCATCGTCGTCGGCGCAGTTGCCCATGTCGCGGTCACTGTTCGAGTAGGTGTATAGCGAAGCGAACGGCGGCGAATAAACGCTGAAATCGATGGACTCGTCTGCCTGCTCGCGTGCCACCTCCACGCAGTCCGCAAGGTGCAGCGTCCAATCCTCGCCTTGCTTCACGTCCCGCACGTAGTCGGCTTTGCTGCGCGTCATCGCGCCTTCCAGTGCGGCCTTGTTCAGGTCTTTCATGTGCGTCACCATGTTTTCAGCCATCGCCATTGCCTCCGATTCCTTGCGCTTGATGTTCTGGACGACTGCGCCCTCAGTCTCCGCCGTGATGACGTACACGTTGACCGGCTTCTTTTGCCCGAAGCGCCAGCACCGGCGAACAGCCTGGTAAAACTGCTCGTATGAATCCGACAGCCCGACGAATGCCATGTTCGCGCAATGCTGCCAATTCATGCCGAATCCAGCGATGGACGGTTTCGTAACTAGGCTGCGGATTGACCCATCTGAGAATCCGATTAGCGATTTTTCCTTATGCTCGCTGGAATCTGAACCTTTCACTTCGACAGCATCGGTGATCGATTTACGCAGCGCATCGCTTTCACTGTTCAGATTGCACCATACAAGGAATGGCTCATCGGTCGCATTGACCACGGCGGCGCAATGCTGGACACGTTCCTCAATCGTATCCCTGCGCGCACCAAGCCTTTCCTGCAACGTCTGCGCTTCGACAGGAAACAGAAAGCCGCTCGTCGGCTCGTCAACCTTGACCGTGACCTGATGCATAATCATTTCCGGCAAGGTGAAATCGCCATCGTCATATCCTAAGTCGGATGGCTTGCGAATCATCACGGCCCATGAGCAAAGCCATTTCCAGAAGTCGGCCTCGGCGTGTCCCTTCAATCTCCATTTCTGAGTCTCGCCGCCGTCATGCACGAAAAACATGGAGAGCATTTCGGTGTAACTCATCACCCCGAGAAACTGCGAATGGTTGCCAAGCTCCATGTAATCGTTCGGCGCAGGCGTCGCCGTGCAAGCAAGCCGGAACGGAGTTTGGGCGAATCCATCAATGATTTGTGTACGAATCTTGCCCGTGTAACTTTTGAGAATCGAACTTTCATCCAGCACCACTCCGTTGAACCGGCCAATGTCAAAATGATCGAGCATCTCGTAATTCGTGATCGTGATGCGCTCGGTTATTTGATCGTCGCTGCGCGCATAGCAGACCGGCACGCCGAACTTCTGCCCTTCGCGCACGGTCTGCGACGACACGGCCAGCGGAGCAAGAATCAGGACCTCGCCAGGAACATGCCGCGCCCATTCCAACTGCATCGGCGTTTTGCCTAACCCGCAGTCGGCGAAGATCGCAGCACGGCCACGGCGCAATGCCCATGTGACGATATCTCGCTGGAAGTCGAACAGCGCAGGATTCAATGCCGGGACAACATCCAGCCCGGTAGCAGGGTCAACAGCGGCCTTGCGCGCTAGGAACTCCGCGTAGTCGCTCACTTCCCATCCTCCTTCGCCGCCGCGATGGATTGCAGGCGGGCGGTCATATCGTTTTCTCGGCGGCGGAATATTCGGCGGCGAAGTCGTCGGCAGGCTGCGAGTCCACTGGTGCCTGCAATGCCAGCTTACGCGCATCCTTGGCCGCTTCGTGTGTCGGCTTTAACTCCTTGGGGATGCCCTTCCAGATTGCGCCCAACTGCTCTAGCGTCTTTGCAGATGCCAGTTCGCCAGCGTAATCCTCGACAGGTTCAACCCTGAGTGGCTTAACCGTGAACGGCTTCTTGTTGCCCCGTGTCGCAGTCAGGGCCATCGTGAGCGTTGAATCAATGTCTGACATGTGGCTGATGCGGATACCTCCAACTTCCATGCCGCCCCACTTCACGGACTTGTCGCAGTACAGGGTCAGGGAGCGCCCAACGTATTGCTTTGAGTCAGCCCCCCATGCTGTGACCATGACACGCGCCATCGATTTGCACGGCTTCCACGGCTTGCCTTCGTCGCCTTCAAAGAACACGGAAATGGGCTGTTCAGTGCCAGGACGAATTGTCACGCTGGTTATCTTGATGGTCAGTGGACCGGCCAGTAAATCATCGGCGTTTTTTTGGTCCGATTTTGGAATAATCACTGCCGACATATCGCTCATACCATCTCCTCGTAAATCTTGCGTTCGGTCGGAATCAGCCGTGGCACAGGTGACGCCATCACGGAATCGAACTTTTCCTTTGCATAGACCATGCGAGCCTCAAATGCTTCCGCTGCTGCAATAATGGCCTCCTGAATCTTAGCGTCAGGATAAACCCGCACCGTTGCCATTGGCAATCCGCCGCAGTAGCTCACCAGATCGCACCATGCTCGCTCGCTTACCAGCAATCCCGTCTGCACCTGAATCATGAAGTCTGGATCAATCGTACCGGCAGACACGTAATCCACCAGCGTCTTGATTTGCAGTTTCTGATTGCGGGACTTGCACTCGACTTGCCCATCTGTGCCTACCAACGCGTCCGGTGAATAGCCTATGACAAAGCCCCATTTGTCGTTTGTCATGAAGCCAATGCGCTCAATCGGGGCGTAGGTCTTGGCATACAGTTCCAGAGCGTCAATCTCGTCCTGCAACCCGCGCAGCATGTCGTCGCCAACGTAGGCAGGCGGAACGTAGTTGGTGATGCGCTGGCCTAGCAGTTCGTACATGTGCGCCCGTTCCTTGTCGTTGGATGCAGGCTTCAGCGTGGCAGGCGTGACGATCAGCTTCACTTCGCTGGCGGTCAGCAGGCCACAGCGTGCAGCCAGCCATTCCTCGGAGCCTTGGATTAGGTCGGCATATGTTCGGATGGTCATTTGGCAACCTCCTTCACCCTGCGCTTGACCTCTTTAACCTTGCCGCACGTCCCGCAGATGCGACACGCCAGCGGACTGATATCTGCAAATCCCACTCCGCGCCATTCGCCCTTGCGCAGCCTTCTCCATGCGTGATTACGGCGGATCAGGCAGAATAGAGAACCAAGGATGCGGCTCATTCTTCCTCCGCCTTCTCCGGCGGCAGGTCAGTCCATTCCAGAGTAGCGCCGTGAATCGTGCTGTATCCAGCATCCCATTCCACTTCGTTGAACTTCAGCCCCAGCTTGGTCGCATGTTCGATCAGCACCACTTCAATTTCTTGCTTGCTCAGCGTCAGTTTCATTTCCAGTCTCCCGTCATTTCGTCATCAATCCTGCGGTCGCGCAGGTAGTCAGCGTCCTGCCCGTGAATCGGGCACCACTTGTCGCGCTTCAATTCCGGCGGCTCAGTATCACGCGGTCCTGCATGCGGCACGTAGCATGTGCAGTCGCTCATATCGCCTTCGCATGCGCCGCCGAATTCGCGGTGAGGCCATGCGTATGCGTCACAGTTGCAGGTTACTTGCTTGCGGATGCGCTTTGTCACTTTGCTGCCCCTGTTGCGTTTCGATGGCTGAAGCATAATTCCGTTCGGGAAGACTTGTCAACATTTATTTTCAGTTGCGCGTAAAGTCTTTCCGTAGCATACTCCCGGCCATGAAGAAAAAACACCAGAATTTACTCGACAAGTGGCGCACCAGGCGAGCCGCGATGTTAGCCCTTCAGGCTGACGGCGCATCAATGGCTGATATCGGTCGCAAGTACAAGATAACTCGCCAGCGCGTGCGACAGATCGTGACTGGCAAATGACCCGCAAGACCCGCATTTCCTTCGCCGATCAGCTTCGCGCCAACGATGCTGCGCTGAAGTTCTACGGCAAATTTACCGGCAAGGAAGTTCCGGGCAAATGGCTCAACAACAAGGCGATGCCGAAACCGCGAGTTCGCAGATTGGCAGAAGGCATGAGCGAGGCGGAAATTCTCAAGGCGTGCATTGCCTACCTGAAAAAACATCCTTCAGTGCGCATGTGCTGGAGGCAGAATTCCGGCACCTTCAAGGAAGGAAGTAGGTACATTCGGGCGAACACAGCGCGGGGCATGTCTGACATTATGGGTGTCCTGCGTGATGGGCGAACGCTTGCGGTTGAAGTCAAGTCCGCAGGCGGCGTGCTTGCCGATCACCAGAAGAAATTCATTGACGATATTGCAAAGGCAGGCGGCGTGAGTTTTTGCTGCCACTCGCTCGATGAGTGCATAGAATTCATGGGGAAGATATGAACAAGGAACAACGCCGCGCAGCCGCGCCGGAGATTGCCGGTTTCATCGACGGTTTGCGCGAATGGGCACCGAAAACCGAGATAACATTTGCGCGCATTGCTGAATACAGGCATGGGCGCTCATGGGATCAACTAGACGCAGCAGATACGCCAGCGCCAGCGCAAGAATAAAAAACCGCCACGGGAGGACGATGCAACCAGCCGCGTATGCGCGCACAGCGCAGGCACCAGTGCCAACACTGAATCAGCTCTACGGGCTGCGGTATGCCGAGGCCAATGCCGAGTACCAAGTTGTGGTTTGCCAAGGGCAGGCGGCGGCGGATGTTCTCAACGCCCTCTTGGACAAGCTGCCGGTCGCCGCTGTCGCCTACGTCGGCGCGGATCTAGTCGATGATGCCGAGGCCATCGACCTGACCGACTGGGCCCCGCTCGCAGGGCGCAGCGTGGTCATTGTCGGCGGCAAGCCGATTGGCGAGGAACTCCGGCTGATGCTCCGGCTACGCGGCATGGGATGCGTGGGCAAGATATGCTGGCCGGACGCCGATCGCCCGGACGGCTGGACGGTGGCGAGCCATCCGTGGGCCGATCAGGCGGAATTGCTTGCATGGCTCAAGGCTGCGGCGGTTCCGTGGCCGGATGCGCCGGATGCGTCGGATGCGCCGGAAAATACGGTAGAATCACAGAATTCCTCGTCGCGGGCAGTGCTTGGCGGCACTGATAGCCCTGACTCGTCCTCCCTTGCGGGGCATCCCGACGACGAGGAACCCGATATTGGGCTGCATGAGCCGAAGCAGGGCGAGCCGCCGGAATGGCTCTCAGACGCTCCAGACGGACCTTTAAGCGGATCGCACGGCGATTATGTGGCAATCCCGCGAGAACATTTCGATAGGCCATCTAAGGCCGCAGCGGAGGCCCTGTGGGGCGATCCACTAGACCTGTCCACAAAACTGTACGAAGGTCTGCCATTTAACCCGGCTTGGCTTCCTGGCCCGTTAGGGGCATTTACAGCCGATGTGGCGGCGAGAATGGGCGGCGACCCCGGCGCTGTGGCGATAGGTGTTCTTGCGGCCTGTGCGGGCCTGGCAGATGGTGCCTTTTACTGCACGCCCAAGCTGCACGACACGAAGTGGCACGAGCGGCCCTGTTTTTGGGGGCTGGCGGTCGGCGCTAGTGCCACCAAAAAAACATGGCTTGTCGAGGCTGGGCTTAAGCCGGTCAGCAAAATAGACGCTGCTTTGACGCGCACATACGGCGACCGTATGAAAAATCACACCTATGCGATGGAGCAATACGCGGAAACACGCAGAAATGCGGTAAAAAACGGGCTTCCAAGGCCGGAGGAACCTGAAAAACCGCTTTCCGAGCAGATTATGCTGAATGACTTCACGGTTGAGGCCATTCGCTCCGCCCTGCTGGACTCACCACGCGGAATCCTGATCTACCGCGATGAGTTCGCCGGCACGATTGCCGATTTGGACCGATACAGCGCCAAGGGGGCATCCGGGGATCGTTACAGCATCCTTGAGTTGCACAATGGCGGGACCAAGAAAATAGGCCGCGTCGGCAATTTCATGACCGTGCCAAACTGGGACGCCTCCATTGCCGGGTGCCTGACGCCTACCAGCTTGAAGGCGAAAATGGCCGATATGGCTGAGGATGGCCTGCTGCAGCGTTTTATGATCTGCAATGTGCGGCCAGCGGGTGATGATGAGGACCGACTTCCTGACTTTGCCGCAGAGTCCGCCTATCTCGCCGTGCTGAACGGGCTGCGCGAACAGGTCGCCATGCCGGATCAGCCGATACGGTTTTCCCCTGATGCCTATGCGCTGCGGATGGAGTTCCAGGCTAAAGCCAATGCGCTGGCTAGTGCCCCCGACATTCCCGGATCAATGGCGTCCGCGCTGCGCAAATGGGAGGGATTGTTTCCCCGGCTTTGCTGCCTGTTTCACCTGATCCATCTCGCACAGTACGGCCAGCATCCAGGCCAATCAGAATCAATCAGTGCAGACACGGCAGGGCGAGTATCTGATCTGCTGCTGCACTGGCAGTATTCGCACTTGCAGGAGTTTTACCTTGACGTGCTTGGCGCTGGCGGTTCATCGTTCGCGCTGAAAATCGCCAACTACATCCTAGCGCACGAAATACACACGCTTTCGCATCGTGACCACGTGACGCGGCCACACTTCAACGCATGGGCGATGCTGTCGCAGGCTGAAAAGGCTGGGCTGTACGTGACCCTTGAGAATGCGGGCTGGGTTGTCAAGGCCCCGCAGGCAAAGATCAATCAGGACAAATTGCCGTCACACTGGGAAGTGAATCCCGCCGTACATAAAAAATTCCGCCTACGCGCAACCCAGGAACGCGAAAGGCGGGAGGAAGTGATCGAGGAAATCAGGGTTCGTCGGGAGAATGCGCTGCAGTTGCGGCCTGGGGATTAGCTTTCCGTTTCCCCCGCGCCACCTTGACATGCCCCGCCCAGCGTTTCGCAGCGGCTCCGGTTGCGCGATCCTTGCGCTGGGCGTCGGTCATGCCGGATGCTGTGGCGAGTCCGCCTAGCCTGCCCAGGGACTGCGCGGCGGGATTCTTCGCGGGTTTCATGATTGCGCTTCCTTGTTAAATCTGACCAGATATTGCAGCGCGGTCAGCACTTCATATTTTGACTGGTTCACTTTTTCAGCAACCGATTGCTGGTAAGTTTCCAGCACGGCTTGTCCGGTTGCGCGGTTCACGATAATCCAGCTTCCAGAATAGTGATCGAGCGCAGAAACTTTCACGACCGTTCCCCCTTCGCCAAGGCTGCGCGTGAAACAATCTGCGTCTCATAGTCGATTGTCGAGTTCGCATCGTCAAGGACAAACTGCAAAGCCTTGCACAGTTCCGCATTCTGGGCGCGCAGGGCTGCGATTTCCACCGCCTGGTCTGCCATGTCGGAGCAGGCGTTCACGCAGGCGACGATGCGGGCAGCGTTGGCTTGCTTATTGATCGTGCCAATGTTGTCCGTGCCAGCGTTGGCCCAGATAGTAAAATCGGCGTGGTCATGCGTGCCCAAGTACCATTTTGCTGTCGTGTAGCTTTTCATGATCTTTCCTTTGTCAATCCTCGTCTCCGTGTGCTTCGTTTTCGCTGCTCATGCTGCCACCGCCAGAGCAACAACCGGCTGCACCGAAAACTGCGCGGTAAATTTTGCGATTGCAATGTCGCGTTGCGCAGGAGTCAGGCACAAGCGACTTTTGCTGGCGTTGCCGTAAATCTCGACGCGCTTGACATCAATTAAAAACCAATCTGACGCGCCGCGCTCAATCTGAAACTTATTCACAATGCGACTGTATTTGTATGCTGCCGGGACGTTGCCACCGGACATGCCGGATGCCGTTGCGCCAATCTGGAATTTTTTTATAATCGACAAATCGGTGAGTTGGTTTTGCATGTCAATCGCTAGCCCCTCGATTTCGGACACATCGGCGGTATGGACCAAAGGCTTGCCGTTGATTGCGATGATGGCGGCGTAAATTTTGACGCGGTTGTCACTACAAATTTTGATTCTCATTTTTATCCCCTAAAATTTGCCAGAGTCGCTCTGGCGGCGTATTCCTAAGCCCCCGGTTTAGTGCGTTTTTGCGTAATACATCGCATTAGATCTTGTGCATGTGTTTATTAGCCGACAACAAAGCCGGACGTGTCTTTTTTCGCAGCACCTTTGGCGTACAGAGCCACAACGACATTTTTAGCAGTGGCAGTGGAATTAGTATTCGATACGCTGGCGGGCCATGATTGCACCTTCATAGTCAAAGTCATCGCGAGCGTGGCTGATACGCGGAGCTGGTGTTACCGAATACCGTTCGAACACAAAGCCTTTCGGGCTGATAGTCCCTTGGAATGAAACGGTGAACAGTTCAGGGTGCAGTCTTGCAGTGGCAAGTTCGGCGTTAGTCGGCGCGAACAGGTAGCCATTATTCGTGGCTTTCAGGTTCGCTATCAGGTCTTGTGCGTTCATTTCATTCTCCTCAGTTGGCGGTATTTATACTTGCGAATTGATGTAGCGATTGTCGCAATGCAATGTGCCGTTTTTCCCTCGCACCAGTCCGTGCAGCATGATTACGCTTGGCGTATATACGCTTGCATCGAACCAGAACGCTTCACACCTATCTGTTACAAAAAGCCAGCCACCGTGATTCTTGCGATATATCGCGGCGTCTCTCAGGCTTTCAAACTCAGCTGCTTTCATGTGTCTGTCTCCGTTTTGGGTTATCTGCGCTGCTCACTGGTAAGCAATGCAATTGATGTGCCAGACTGCCATGATTGACAATATTATATCCTTATCGCTATGCATTCATACACTTACACAATCCATGGCAATATGGCATGCAATATGCATAGCGCTACGTATTATTACACAATGTGACGCTGCACGTCACTATGTGATTGCAAAGCGGTATGCATGCATCAAGCGTGCCAGTGTTATATCAGACAACCACAGACAACCCAGACAACACTGTCAGGCAATTGTCAGTAGTGTCTGGAATGTCTGCCATATCGCGCGAGCAAGCAGAATTGATTACTAGTTTTCTCTCTCTTTTGTGTCCTGTGTGTTAGAAGCGTTTTCTTCAGACAGTCCAGACAGCGATACTTGCCTAGGCAACTACAGCGATGAGAATTGTTATCAATTGCCAGCAATGCGCCCACCGGCCGGTAGCTAGGCGGAGGTGGAGGTCGGCAACGTGGACCTCCATTTGCGCCCCCCCGAATTTTGGTATATAAGCGGAGCATGTCGAGCCGACTTACCTACGCCAACGGAGCTGCATTGCTGACTGACTTCGTGCTTGAATGCGGACAGGGGAAGCCTGACGTACCTGCGGAGGAGGCTGCGATTGAGTACATAGCGGCGTGGCTGGCTGACGGGAAATCCATGAAGGCGCTGTGCGAGCAGTACGGGCTGAACTGGGGGGTGACTGCGGCGTGGATACGTGGGGATCCGGTGCGGGATGCGCGATACCGGCAGGCGATGACTGGCCTCCAGCCAGAACAGCGACGGAGCGACACCGATCCACCCGCTCCAATTCTAAATAATGTTATTGAACTCAACCAAACTGGCAAGCCATTCATTTCATTAGAGAAAGCAGCATAATTTCGCTTACTTAAAAAGAATGTCATACAAACCGCACAAACCGACGGAAAAACAAAGGCAACAAGCACAGAGTGCTAGTGGGCTCGGCTTGCCTCAAGACCAGATAGCCGCGCTGATTGGGATCGCTCCTGAGACGCTCCGCAAGCATTACGACCTTGAGCTTGGACTGGGCAAGGCGCAAGCAAGCGCAGCGGTGGCTAAAACCTTGTTCAACAAGGCCACGGTGGGGCAGGACACCACAGCGATGATCTGGTGGACGAAAGCCCAGATGCGCTGGTCAGAAACCGTCCGGCAGGAACTGACCGGCAAGGATGGAGCGCCGATTGTCACAGCAACGCTCGACGTATCTAAACTTGATATTGATGTGCTGCGAGCAATCATGGCCGCAAAAGATGGTACTCAGTAAAACAGATGTCCTCAATTGCGAGCGCGAACTGTGCAGGCTATCACTTGCCGATTTTGCTCAACGTGCATGGCGCGTTCTGGAGCCAGCGGCGGAACTGAAGTGGGGATGGTTACTAAATGCAATTTGCAGACATCTCGAAGCGGTCACAGACGGAACAATCAATCGGCTGCTAATGAACGTGCCACCGGGCTCGATGAAATCCTTACTTACCGGCGTGATCTGGCCAGCCTGGGAGTGGGGACCGCGAAACATGCCTGAGATGCGTTACGTGGGAACGGCGCACGAAGAACAGCTTGCGATACGAGACAGCAGGCGGTGTCGGGATCTGATTAAGTCGGACTGGTATCAAGAGCTTTGGCCGATTGAGCTATTGGCCGACTTGGATGGTAAGCGCGAGTTCGGCAACACCAAGAAAGGCATCAGGCAGGCGCGCAGCTTTACCAGCATGACCGGGGTGCGCGGAGACCGAATCATCCTTGATGACCCCATTAGCGCAGACAGCGCCAACAGCGCGGCAAAGCTAGAGGCTGCTCGCATTGCATTTACCGAGACGCTACCCACTCGCGTCAACAATGAAAATTCTGCGATTGTGGTCATCATGCAGCGCCTGCACGAAAAAGACGTGTCCGGCGTGATATTGGAAATGAACTTGCCTTACGTCCATCTGTGCATTCCGATGCGGTTCGACCCGGCGCACCGCTGCACTACCAGTATCGGATGGACAGATCCGAGGACTAAGGCCGGTGAACTGATGTTTCCGGAGCGCTTTGGAGAGGCTCAGGTGTCGGAACTAGAACGCACGCTGGGCAGTTATGGCAGCGCAGGCCAACTACAGCAGCGCCCAGCGCCACGCGGCGGCGGGATCATTCGGCTTGAGTGGTTCCAATACTGGCGCAATCTCCCGCAGTTGGAGTTTCGCGTGATCACCGTAGACACCGCACAAAAGACTGCCGAGGCCAACGATTACAGCGTTTTGCAATGCTGGGCGCGATCTACCGTTGGGCACGCCATCATGATCGACCAGATTAGAGGCAAGTGGGAAGCCCCGGAACTACTGGTTCAGGCGAGATCGTTTTGGATTAAGCACATCAATAGCCCCATCCCGATACATCAAAAGTCAACGCTTCGGGGCATGTACGTTGAGGACAAAGTGTCCGGTACAGGTCTAATCCAAACTTTGCGGCGCGAGGGCGTCCCAGTATTGCCATTGCAGCGCAGCAAGGACAAGATCAGCCGAGGGCATGACGCTTCCCCGTTTATTGAGTCTGGCAACGTCTTGCTTCCAGAAGATGCGCCGTGGCTTTCTGATTTTCTAGCGGAGGTAGAATCGTTCCCGTCCGGCACTCACGATGACCAAATAGACCCAATGCTAGATGCAATCAATCTGGTCCAGCGAACACCGTCAGTTAAAACGCAAACAGTTACCCCAATCCCAACGCGCCACAACTGGAATAAAATAGCTACAAACTAGGACTCACCTAATGGCTCGAATCTCAAACGATCAACGCCTTTCGAACCTGCACAGCGAAGCGCTGCGGCAGTTCAACAACATTCAAACGGCGTTACGGGACGAGCGCCTGCAATGCCTACAGGATCGCCGGTTCTATTCAATTTGTGGCGCTCAATGGGAAGGGCCGTTGGCTTATCAATACGAGAACAAGCCCAAATTCGAGGTCAACAAGATCATGCTGGCGGTTATTCGGATCGTCAACGAATACCGAAACAACCGGATCACCGTCGATTATGTGACCAAAGATGGGGCCGAGAACGACAAGCTGGCCGAGGTCTGCGATGGTCTCTACCGCGCCGACGAGCAGGCATCCGTGGCTGATGAGGCCTATGACAACGCATTCGAGGAGGCGGTGGGCGGCGGCATTGGTGCCTGGCGACTTCGAACCGTCTATGAGGACGAGGAGGACGACGAAGATGACCGGCAGCGGATTAGGTTTGAGCCGATATACGATGCCGACAGTTCCGTTTTCTTTGACCTAAACGCTAAGCGCCAGGACAAATCAGACGCTAAATATTGTTTCGTTGTTACCTCGATGACCCGCGATTCCTACAAGGAAATCTACAACGACGATCCGACAGACTGGCCCAAAATCATCCACCAATACGAATTTGACTGGTCCACGCCCGATGTGGTTTTCGTGGCGGAGTATTACAAGGTCGAGGAAAAGACCGAGACGATCCGCATTTTTGAGGCCATCACCGGCGAGGAGGAGCGCTACAGTCAGGCCGACTTCGCAAACGATGAGATGCTCGAAGAAACCTTGTTGGCTATCGGCAGTCGTGAGGTGCGCCAGAAGCGCGTCAAGAAAATGCGTGTCCGCAAGTACATCATGAGCGGCGGTAAGGTGCTGGAGGACGCTGGCTACATTGCCGGCAAGTGCATCCCGATTGTTGTGGTCTACGGTAAGAGATGGTTCGTCGATAACATCGAGCGCTGCATGGGTGCGGTTCGTCTGGCCAAAGACGCTCAACGGCTCAAGAACATGCAACTCTCGAAACTCGGCGAGATCAGCGCCCTGTCGAGCATCGAAAAGCCGATCATGACTCCCGAGCAGGTAGCAGGGCATCAGATCATGTGGGCGGAAGATAACCTTCGGGATTATCCGTATCTGCTCATCAACCCGATCACCGGGCCGGATGGCAACACGCAAGCAGCTGGGCCGATGGCTTATACAAAAAGCGCGGCGATACCTCCGGCGATGGCAGCGCTGCTGGCGATCACCGAGCAGGACATGCAAGACATCCTCGGCAATCAGGGCGGGGCCGAAAAGATGGTGTCTGGCGTCTCCGGCAAAGCGGTGGAGCTCATCCAAACCCGCGTGGATATGCAGACGTTCATTTACATGAGCAACTTTGCGAAGGGCATGAAGCGCTGCGGCGAAATCTGGCTATCGATGGCCAGGGAGATTTACGTCGAGGACAATCGCCGGATGAAGACGATCGCGCCGACTGGCGACTCCGGCATGGTCGAACTGATGCAGCCCACCATCGACCAGAAGACCGGGGCGATGGTAATGGCCAACGACATGACCGCTGCCGTGTTTGACGTTGTTTCCGAGGTCGGACCATCGAGCAGCAGCAAACGCGCCGCCACCGTCCGAGCGCTGACCGGAATGCTCACGATCACCAGCGACCCCGAGACCGCCCAAGTCCTGACCGCCATGGCGATGATGAACATGGAAGGCGAGGGCGTGGGCGACGCAAACGCTTATTTCCGCAAAAAGCTCCTCCGCATGGGCGTGGTTAAACCTACCGACATCGAAGCCGAGGAACTGATGGCCGAGATGCAAGGCAAACCGCAAGACCCGAATGCGGTGTACCTGCAAGCCGCAGCCGAGGAAGCTACCGCAAAAGCAGCAAAAGCCCGAGCCGATACCGTCGAAACCGTGGCCAGCGCAGAACTGAAACGCGCTCAAACGCTGGAGACTTTGGGCAAGGTTGATGAAACCGCGCAGAACATGGCGATAGCTAACGCCGAGGCGGTGCAACAAATTTTACAAGGGCAGATTATTCAACCCGTTGTGTGATAAACAAAAAAGGGCGAGAATAGAAGAAATGGCATCCACCCAGCCGCTTTAATGGGTGAGTCTGAAGGGGTCTAAAGATGAAAACGGCAGAGATAGAAAACGACGACATAGTTATCGAGGACGAAAACCCTGAGGAAATCAGCGAAGTTGCTGTCCAGGCCGAGCCCGAAGATGATGAAGAAGTGGTCGTTTCGATTGGTGAGGAAGCGCCACCTCCCGAAGAACATGCTCCTGCGCCTGAATGGGTTCGAGAGTTGCGGAAGACGAATCGAGAATTGCAGCGGAAAAATCGTGAGTTGCAGGGCAAGCTACAAAGTACCGCACAGACTGAGATCAAGCCGGTCGTGCTGGGCAAGAAGCCGAGCCTTGAGGAACATGATTACGACGCTGAGAAATTCGAGGTAGCAATGGCAGACTGGTTTGACCGGAAACGGCAGGCCGATGATGCTAATGCCAAGCAAGAAGTTGAAGTTATGACTCAACAAAAGGCTTGGCAGTCCAAGCTGGATGGCTACGGCAAGGCGAAAGCCGAGTTGAGAGTCAAGGATTTTGAAGACGCTGAAGCGGTAGCTCAAGAGGTCTTCTCGATCACCCAGCAGGGCATATTGCTGCAAGGCGCAGATAATCCCGCGCTGGTCGTTTATGCGCTCGGTAAGAATCTGGTCAAGGCGAAGGAGTTGTCCGAAATCAAAGACCCCGTGAAGTTTGCCTTTGCGGTAGCTAAACTGGAGAAAGACTTGAAAGTTACCAACCGCAGGCAAGCACCCGCACCAGAGAGGATCGTGACAGGCACAGGACGGTCATCGGGTGCGGTGGACTCAACGCTAGAGAGACTCAGAGAAGACGCGGCGCGTACCGGAAACATGACGAAAGTCATCGCGTACAAATCGCAAAAACGAATCGCATCTAAATAACCAGGAGATTTTCCATGAGTAATTCATTCAGCAAAGAGGAACGCGTCGCGTTCGAGGACATCCTCGAAGGATTTAACGACGCTCTAGTTTTGTCCCGCAACGTCTCGGTCTACAACACCGACAGCTCGATGATGGAGCGCACCAATAACGTGATTTATCGTCCGCAACCCTACATCGCGCAGTCCTACGATGGCATGGACCAGACCGGCAACTTCGGTGCTTACACGCAGCTCTCCGTCCCGGCAACGCTCGGATTTCAGAAGTCTGTGCCGTTCATCTTGGACGCGCTCGAACTTCGGGACGCCTTGCAAGAGGGTCGGCTCGGTGAGGCCGCAAAACAGAAACTTGCATCCGATATCAACATTGCGATTATGAACGTCGCTGCAAACCTCGGCTCGCTGGTGGTTACTGTCAGCACCGCCGCTGGTGACTATGACGATATCGCTCTGTGCGACAGCATCATGAACGAGCAGGGCGTGCAAGCCTTTGACCGCTACATGGCTCTGTCCTCGCGTGACTACAACGGCATTGCCGGCAATATCGCTGGTGGGGCTGGTGGTGCTTCGGTTTCGCGTAGTTTCGCCGGTAACAAGAGCAACAATGCTTTCGAGCGTTCCTACGTTGGTATGGTCGCAGGATTTGAGACCTACAAACTGGACTACGCGAATCGCATCGCTGCGGCGACTGGCGCAGATCCGACGATGTCCACCTTGGCAGCGGCAGGCAACTACTACACGCCTGTGGCGACCTCCACTGCGGCGACTGGTGAGACTGGTAACGTGGACAATCGTTTCCAAACGATTACCGTGTCCAGCACCACCGATCTGCCAGCAGGAACGGCAATCGAGGTCGATGGCATTGAGGCGGTGCATCACATCACCAAGCTAGGTACTGGGTTCTCGAAGACGTTTCGCGTGGTGAGCGTGACCAATGCAACGACTTGCGTTATCACTCCTCCCATCATTTCCGCGCAAGGCGGGACTGATGCTGAGTTGCAGTATCAAAACTGCATCGTGACCGCCGCTTCTGGTCGGACCATCAATCGCCTGAACGTCGATGCCGCGCCGATCAACTGCTTCTGGCAGAAAGATGCGCTAGAGATTCTCCCGGGCCGTTACGCTGTCCCAACCGATGCGGGTGTCGCAGTAATGCGTGCATCAACCGATCAGGGCATCGAGCTGGTAATGCAGAAGCAGTACGACGTGAACACCATGAAGACCAAGTATCGCTTGGATACTCTGTTCGGCGTGGTCAACAAACAGCCCGAGATGTCCGGGATCCTGCTGTTCAATCAAGTCCCGTAAAAGGAAAAAAATCATGAGCTATAACATTATATTTACGCAAGGAACCGCGACCTTTACGGTACCGGCAGGCGAGAAAGTCGCCGTTCAAGCCTACTCGCCAGCGAGTGTGTTTCAGGAGGTCGGTTATCCGAACTTCCCCGAAACGCAAGATTTGCTGCAAGTAGTCGAGAACACGACCTACGTCTCGGCAGCATTCACGAACGCCACCAGCGTGACGATTCAAGCCGGTGCATCCGGTGCGCTCTATGCAGTTGGAACCGACCCTGTTATTTCCAGTACAGGCAGGTATCAACTACAGGGCGATCCGGGCGTACTGAATGCCACTGGTGCTCTTACTTCGGCGATGATTCTGGCTGGCATTGTCACCTCGACAACGGGTGCTGCTGTTGCTGGTACTTTGCCAACCGGGGCTGTGCTAGACGCTGCGAGCGAGTTTGCAATCGGTGATTCGTTCGACTGGTCTGTCATCGCTACGGGCGCAAATGCCTTTACGGTAACGGCTGCAACTGGTCATACGATTGTTGGTACAGCCGCAGTTGCTACTGTTACCTCGGGCGCATGGAGGACTCGCAAGACTGCTGCGGATACATTCGTCTCGTATCGGATAGGTTAATCAACCTCTCGGGTCAGTAGAGATACTGGCCCGAGTTACTTGGAGAGCAAAAATGCCAATGACCAAAGGTTACTCGAACAAATCAATCGGCAAAAACATTGCCATGGAAATGAAGTCAGGCAAGCCGCAAAATCAAGCAGTTGCAATGGCTTTGGGTATGGCAAGCAAAATGGCAAAAGCCGCTGGTAAGCCAGGCAAAGCGCCGATGAAAAAATGATTAGGTCAGCCGCAATTGTTAAGACAAGAACTCTCGCGCCGTGGAAAGAGTTGCGGCTGCAAAAGCGCAAACTTAAAAAGACACAGGCGGCAGAACGCAAGGCGACTAAACGGGTGCATCCATCGCCTATTAATAGGAGGGTGCCGAAAGTCGAACCGCCTGTAATCGTTGCGGACGAAAGCCCAGCGACACGCGACGAGATGCTGCAACGAGCCGATGTCATTGGGTTGAAGGTTGACAAGCGCTGGTCTGATTCAACGATGCTGAAAAGAATAGAGGGGCACGTATGTCTTACACAAAAAGACAATTTATAAGCGCCGCCTTCGAAGAAATTGGGCTTGCGTCTTATGTATTTGATTTGCAGCCCGAGCAGCTAGAGTCTGCCCTGCGGCGTCTCGATGCGATGATGGCCGACTGGAACGCCAAGGGCATCCGCTTAGGTTATCCATTGCCATCTAGCCCACAGAACAGCAGCCTAGACGAAGAAACGCTTGTGCCTGATTCGGCCTATGAAGCGATCATTTGCAGCCTGGGGATTCGGTTAGCACCGAGTTACGGCAAGCAGGTCATGATCGAGACCAAGACGACCGCGAAACAGGGTTATGACATCTTGCTCCAACGGGCGACCTTCCCGCTTGAGAAACAACTCCCAGCCACAACCCCAGCGGGTGCTGGCAATAAGCCGTGGAGGGTCTACGATAACCCCTACGTCAGACCGCCTTATTTCCCCGTCAATGCTGGTCCTGATGGCCCTATCGAATATAACTGAGGACGATCATGCCCACTATTAACCAGCTTCCCGTACTAAACACCGTCTCCAGCGGGGATCAGTTACCCGTTTATTCGCCCAACAACGGGGACGCAAGACGGACCTCGATTGGAAGTTTGCTCACATTTTTCCAGCAGAGCTTCGCATCGCCCACGCTCTCGGTCAATCTCTACGTTCCCGGATCTGGTTTCAATATCACGGTGCCTACTCCGGTTAGCAACGACCAATGGATGCTGTTGCAGCCTGCTGGAACACTGGCAACCGGTACCATCACCTTGCCTCTCAATACTGGCGTTCCTGATGGCACCTCGGTATTGATAACCACCACGCAGGAAATCACCTCGCTGACAATTGCCTTGAATGGCGCGACTGCTCTTTATGGTGGCGTGACTTCGTTGGCGGCAGGAACGGCAACGGCGATTCGCTTTTATCAGCCAACTAATTCTTGGTACCAGATCAACGCCGAGACGGTTTATGCAGCAGGAGTCCAGACTTTCTTGGCGACGCCATCAAGCGCCAATCTACGGGCGGCGATGACCGATGAGACCGGAACGGGTCTATTGGTGTTCGCAACCAGTCCGACCCTGACAACGCCAATAATCACAAACCCGGCAGTCAGCACCGGAACATTCACAAGCCCTGCATTGGTCACGCCATCTATCGGTGCTGCCACAGGGACAAGTCTTAGCACCACAGGAAACCAAGTTATCAGCGGCACCGGCAAGCAGGGTTATGCTACCGGCGCGGGCGGCGGGGTGCTGCAAGCCACAAGCAAAGCCACGGCGGTGACGCTTAATAAATCTTGCGGTCAAATCACCATGAATGCAGCGGCATTGGGTGCATCCACCACCGTGTCGTTTACGATGACTAACAGCACGGTTGAATCTGGCGACATCATCGTGATAAATCACATTTCTGGCGGCACGCTTGGCTCGTACACCTTTAATGCATCCTGCGGGGTTGGGACTGCCGACATAAATGTGCGCAATGTCTCGTTGGGCTCTTTGTCCGACGCTGTAATTTTGCGTTTCGCTGTGATTAAAGTTGTTGATTCCTGATGGCTACCAAGTCCACAGTGAATGCTGCTGGAAACTACACCAAGCCCGCCATGCGGAAAGCCCTGTTTGAGAAAATCAAGGCAGGCACAAAAGGCGGAGATCCGAACGAATGGTCAGCCCGAAAAGCCCAATTGCTGGCGGTGGAGTACAAGAAAAAGGGCGGTGGCTACCGATGAAAGCCCCACAGAAAAGCCTCAAGGAATGGAGCTCGCAGGACTGGCGCACCAAGTCAGGCAAGCCATCATCTGAGAC